TACCTAACCTCTCTACAATAAAATGATTAATACGTGTGATGGGATTTGAACCCACGTCATGTAGAGCCTGTGCTTTTTCGGCGATTGACCATCATAACAGGATACCGATCTACCTCTGAGCTACACACGTATTAAATAACCGCAATATTGCTACAGGATTTGAACCCGTGTCTCCGACCTCCTCGATCAGCGTCTTAGACCTATCTAGACGAAGCAAGCTATCACTTAAAACCTTATTGTTCCAGCAATCAGGTGTGATTGGCGTTATACGTTCAAAGTTCTCTACTGGAATAGATCGCTTTTACTTGTAATAAAATGGTACCCCGTAAGGTAATCGAAACCTTGTCTTTCGGATGAAAACCGAATGTTCTAACCACTAAACTAACGGGGCTTAAAATTAAAATGGTAGCTCCACCAGGAATCGAACCTGGAACGCAAGATTAGAAGTCATGTGTTATATCCGTTTAACTATAGAGCCTAAAGTGGTACACCCTCGGAGACTCGAACTCCGAACCAATTGATTAAAAGTCAACTGCTCTACCGATTGAGCTAAGGATGCATAATAAATCGTTTTCAAGATAGCCAATTTGATAAATAGTACTATGGTTGACTTAAACGAAAACACTACAATCAATATACCACTTAGAAATTTATTAGCTCTAATATTTGCTGTAGCGGTATGCGTCACCGGTTATGTCAATGTAATGACAAGAATTACACAGCTTGAACATGACCGTAATATTCGTGATGTCGAGATTGCGCAGAATACAGAGTTTCGTATTAAATGGCCTCGTGGTGAATTGGGAGCTTTACCTGATGATGCTGAGCAAAATCTAAGACTTCAGTATATCGAAAAGCATTTAAACGAAGTGGAAAAGATTGCTCGTACTCTAGAGATTAAAGCTAATCAAGAGTCAGAATAAAAAATATTATGTTGGGTTAGAAAGTTTTAAAATTGCCCACCACAGACAACTCCCAACACAAAGTGGCGATCTGTATCGGACTTGAACCGACAACCTCTTGCGTGACAGGCAAGTGCTCTAACCAATTGAGCTAACAGACCTTAAAATGGTACCTTCAATTGGACTTGAACCAACGACCTTTCGGTTATCAACCGAATGCTCTAACCAACTGAGCTATGAAGGTATAAATGGGAGCAGGGGTGGGAATCGAACCCACGTAGATATGCTTATGAGACACATCGCATGACCAACAATGACCCTACTATAAATGGAGCACCCAGACGGGATCGAACCGACGACCTGCTGATTACAAATCAGCTGCTCTACCAGCTGAGCTATAGGTGCATAGAAAATGGTACAAGCCACAGGATTCGAACCTGCAAAACCGAAGGTGCCAGATTTACAGTCTGGTGCAGCTAACCGTATCTGCCTGACTTGCATAGAAAATGGGGCTATACACTTTAAATGGTCGAGAAGACAGGATTCGAACCTGCGGCCCTCTGGTCCCAAACCAGATGCGCTACCAGACTGCGCCACTTCTCGTAAATGGCGGAGGAAGTAGGATTTGAACCCACGGACGCTTTCACGTCAACTGATTTCAAGTCAGCCGCCTTAAGCCGCTCAGCCATTCCTCCATAAAATAAATTGAATGAACATACCAGAGGCACTTACATTACCCAATGAACGTAAGTACTAAGTCACGTTTGAAGTTATCTCGCCTAACCGTGTAGTATGTTCTAAAATGTTTCTCACCCGAAGGATAGTCGCGACACGAATAATCGATTAATGTCTGAAGCGCGATACTATCAGTCTTTCAGATCACACACTGGTGAGAGTAATATGAATCATAAACATTATAAGTAATATCGAGAGCAGTCTAAAGGAGTTTTCAACAGCATTATCTGTTGTAATCTTCAATGTTTAGTGTCGCGAACTATTAGGTAAGAGGTTTATAATTCAAAGAACAAAAAAATTCTTTCTCGCCCCTCTCAACCGAAGTTGGTTTGGACGCCATTTTTACAAGACGTTTAACTCTAATTTGATATTTGGCTTAGAGAGCCATTGATTAATTATTTATAAGTATATTATACTCTATTTAAGTTATTTTGTAAAGCTTTTTTTAAATGTTTTATTTCTTATATTTATAGTATACTCCAATCATGCCAATAACGGATATTCCACTTAGAATGTAGTTGATGCAAAGCCAATAGTCAAATCCAAATTTCATTAGCGCATATCCAAGAGCCGCGCAATATCCTATGATAGACATAAAACAAAGCATAATACTTACGTCTTCAACAGACTTTGTTTTGATTGACTTATATATCTGAGGCCAGAAGCATCCGATAAAGCAAACATTGTAAATAATGCCAAGTAAGTTCTCAAGCCACATGAAGATAGATTTCCTTCCAGTTTTCTACGCGTGTCACGTTTTCGTTAAGAGTATTATCTCTATTATAGATATGATCTAAAAGGAAACTATTAAGTCCCATTTCTGCTCCAAGATTTGCGTTTTCAAGTTTATCTTCAATCCACATGAAGTCTGAATCACGATATCTTTCGAGCGCTTCATTCTTATCAGCACCACATGGAAGACATACGATTCTCTCAAAGACTCCTTCACCAAAGATTCGAGTAAGATTTTGTTCGCGAAGCTTAATCGCCCACGGATCATCGCTCATAGAGGTAATGCAGTGGAAAACTACACCACATTCTTCATGTAGCCTACGGACATATTTAACAGCATCTCGTAAAGGTGGAAGAAAACCAACTGCAGCTGATTCGCAGAATGTCTTACACAATTCCTTTGATTCTTCACGAGGAATTCCATAGTGTTTATCCATCTCATACGCCGTAGGATTGGCTACTCGATATCCTTTACGGTGCATCCACCAATGATAACTTTGAGCCCAATTCAAAAGGACTCCATCACAGTCAGTTAATATAATCATAATTTATTCTTCTAATTCTCCCAAGTAATGTGCAATTGCCATGTCATAATCTATATCGTCAAACCGATCTTTTGCAGAATCAGTTATAACTATATTGTTTCTATAACGTATTTTAAGAGCTTCCTTAATCGTGAGGATATGCTCAGTTTTATTTTGATCAATTAAAACAAATTGATCAAAGTTAAAGTCGATCGTTGATTTCATATTTATCATGTTTTGCGGTCGATAATAATTCGAGATTTATGGACATACTCTAATCCTCCTCCACCATTACCGAATTTTACAATGACTTCATCTTGATTTTCAAAGATTTTGAAAATTTCACCTTGACCAATCATATTGTCTCCACACTTATAACAAACATAGTCGCCTTCTTTATAAGGTAAGTTCTTTTCGTGCATTCTATGTCTATTTGAGTTTGTGTGCATTATATATTTTATTTAGCTTTAATAATATCTTTTGGAAAAGCGGAGCTTTACGTTCAAGACGAGATTTATATCGATAAGTCATATTATGCAGGGACTGCAAGGCAAAGACCAATATAAGCTACAAGGCCAATTAAGATTCCAACTAAGCTGGAGAGTGTGATTTCTTTTAGTGTTTTCATAATTAAAAAAGTGTGTAATTACCAGCCTCAAATTTTTTGTAGAGAGCATTTGCTGCTTCCATTTTGTTAGCTCCTTGAGCTTCGAGAACGTCATTAATACCTTTACCAATCCATACTCCAGCAGTAACTACATTTTCGGTATAGTTGGAATATGTGATGTGTGATTCGAAGAATAGTTTTTCTGTAATATTCATAACTTTTAGCTTGATTATGTATATATTATACCATATCGCAGTACATTTGTACACAGATATTATACTATTGACTATCAATCACTTATGCACTTTTTCGAAAATTGATTGAAAAAATCACAAAATTAATCACACATTGGATGATCTAGTGGCAACCAGACGTATGATGATATGACATATTTAGGTCCAGAGATTGGTATAGCACCCTTATGTGGGTACTGCCACGTTGGAGGAAAACACACAACTGATCCAGCTTCGGGCTTTATAGCCACTTCGTCACCGATATCGAAGATCGTTTCCCCTCCTTCAGCAACATCATTGAGATACCAAAACATGACCACTGCTCTCTTCGAAGATGCCTGATCAGCAGCATCGATATGCCAATCAAAGATTCCCTGATTAGGCTCATATCTCTTGATTCGTGGAGCTTCATAATCCTTCATTGGCTCATAGCACACTAACTTATCGCGAAGTGCATTATGTGTCTTATCCATATAGAAGTTATTCACGGCTCTCATCAATTCACCCATCGGTTCACGAAACTCGGTAAAAGCCTCATGATCAAGCATATTGATCTCAGCAAAGTCAAAGATCTTACTCTCACGTTTTATATAATTAGGATCAGAATGGCTAACAGAGTCATATGTCTCGATTAGCTTCTCACACATATCTAAAGGCATCGCATCCTTTAAATGTAGGATATATTCAGCTAGGGTTTTCAGCATGGTATTTAACAATTTTGTTGACCATTTTTTCAAGCCAATTATCTGTTTTTTCAATGAAAATAAGAGGTTCGCTTGAACCATCAACTACCATTAGAATTACTAATTGATCAATTGATATTCCAGTTCGCTCTTCAAACATTACTGAATATGCACAAGCTTGAATAAAATAATCTTCAATGTCTTCGAGCGTTTTTACTCTATTCGAAGTTTTAAAGTCAACGATAGATAATGCGCCATCGAATTCTGCAATCAAATCTACTCTTCCAGCCGTTTTCAACTGTGTCGAATAAAGTGGACATTCTTGTAGAACAACTGTACCCAAACGTTCATCCAATACTTCTTTAGCAGCTTTAATAAGCTGTAAAACATGTGGCATATTTTCTCCTTGAAGAAAATCTTCTTCATTATTAATATACCGCTCAACAGTATTGTGTAGCGCATTACCACGAGTACATGCATGTCGACTTATTCGATTCGCTTCCTCATCTCCTACACGCTTTCTCCATTCAATGATAGAAGCTTTTTTAAAGTAACCAAGAATAGTGGTAATTGAAGGATATGATTCTCCATCTGGAGTTGTATATAATCTCTTGCCGTTTTCATTTGTTTCAGCATTTAGATCATCATATTCAAGTTTAACACTTTTATGTTTAAAAGTCTTCGATCGTATTAGGTCTATCATAATAATCTATATTATCAAGGTAAGATTCATAATCATATTGATTCAAAAAATCTCCTCTATTTTTTCTTTTGTTGCGATTAAATTTATTAGCTCTTTTGCGCTTTTGCTCAAAAGGATCAAAATCGTTAGAATGATTTTTTCGATTTTTCTTTTGTTTTTTACATACATTCATTTCAGTAATGATCAATATTTGTTCCCGAGCCAGAAGCCTTTTTAATCCCCTTTAGTACATCATTCCAACCAGATCCAGCTTTCCGAATCGCTGATACAGAACCTTGATAGGATAACCCTGGAGCGCACACACCTCTTTTTACATTTCCGCCTTTTCCACAACCACAGTCTTTTCCAACTGGTGTGTCACGTTCAGCAATAGAATGAACTTCTTCCCATGTCTTTTCGCATTTATCGCAATAGTAATCGTATGTCATAGTGTTTTAAACCAATGTGGTGTTTCTCTTTTAGTCCACTTCATTGAGAAGCGTTTTTGTTTTGTTTGATAGAATTTTTGATATGAACCAATAGGATCGTCATGGTCCATACATTCGGGGTTAGAACCCATAGCAAGTGCGTATGATGTCATATATGATTTTTTAATATTTTTTGGTGGATCTTTAAGAATATTAAGTAATACTCTTTCAGTTAGATGTTGCTTACCATATCGATATGTATATTCTTTGCACAATTCTTTGAAGAGATTATAGTGCCACTTATAATTCATATGTGACTCCATTGTCCAAACTGTACAAGGATGTCCAACATGAACTGCTTTATATAGAACATCTTCGCGATTATCTCGTAGTTCCCAATACTTGGACATTGTTTTACCTGACTTGGAAGGTCGACGATCCATAGTTCCATCGAGAATACGATGAGCTGTAGATAACATCTGACCTGATTCTACAATCATTTTTGGGACATGTTTGTCACAGTGCCATTTGGCCGCGACTTCGGGTACTGGAGATAATGCGAAGATATTCATAATTAAGATATAATTATACCACTAATTATATTATTTGTACATGTTTATTTTATCAGTGCTGGAAAGGTCTTTTCAACAAGATTTTCAGTAATTTTACTATAGAGCTTACTCAGTTTCTTATCCTTTGCTGCGATAATAATCTCAGCATCTTTTTCATGAATCGCTTCAAGAATACCAATTAGAATCTTTTCCTTCTTAAATCCAGCAATACCGTTACCCTTTACACAACTACCAAGTGGTTTAATTACGTTTTTCAGTCTAACTGGTTCTAAGCCAGTTGGATTTTTATTGACTGTAAAAGGAGGTGCTCCTAAAGGAAAATCCAGTTCAATAGACTTATTATAAGCAAGTTGAAGGATAGTCCTTAGTACAAATGTATCATTCTCTTTAAATAGTTTGATACGATCTTCGCGAGTTTTGGCTTCTTGAACTTCTTCAAAAAGCTCATGTAGTAGGTTTTCTTTATTTGTTTTCATGTGGAAAAAAGTCTGAAGCAGATGACACTAGATTATTTAGACGATTAACGACTAAGTAATTTAATACCTTCATCTTCGGAGCTATTTTTGTATTATTATATGTTTCAGTGATTTGGTTTGTAATATTCGTAGGAATAAAGTCTAAGTCAATAACCTTTTGGTTTCGTTGATAGTTTCGATAAATTTGTTCAGGCATTATTGTATCAAGATTATCATAATTATCTAGCCATTCCTGTATTTTCTTTTTGCTTAGAGGAGTTTGACGTTCGCCATCTACAACAAATACATCATCTTTACTTAATACATTTGGAACACCATCACTTGAATCTCCTCTAAAAATATGTTCACGAATGTAATTAATTGGATTATCTTCAGAAATAAGTTTCTTCTTCATTGGAGAGTATTGTTTTACATTCGAATATTTATGCAATTGGATAAAATCCTTATCTGCTGAAACAATCATGACCTTTTCATTTTTACCAAACTCTTGTGTTTCTTTAACGAGTGTCGCAATGATATCATCTGCTTCAACATTATTGAAATGAAGAACCATCCATGGAAGGTTTTCGCTAATCTCGTTTCGAACTTTAGTAAGAACTCCGAAAAAAGATTCCCAATCCATTGTATCGGAATCTCGAGACTTCTTTCTATTAGCCTTATATTCCTTAAAGACTTCTTTACGCCATGATCCTCCATCGCATGCGATTATCATTTGTCCATATTCTTCTCTAAACATCATATTATACATACGAATGCTATTAAGAATAAGATGCCTAATTAAATCTTCCGATAACATATCGCCGCCTCTTTTAGCCTGTGAAA